ATGATGCCGAAGCGTGAACGCGTGAAATCCAGCGCAAATGTTATACTTTGGATTCCACTGCGGAAGTGGCGGAATTGGCAGACGCGCCAGCCTTAGGATCTGATTCATTTGACTCATGCTGCGCGCGGCTGTCCCCTGCCGAGTGCCTAAGCCCTTTCGCTCCATCGCCGTTAGCCCGCGCCGAGTCCTGCCAGGTCGCGCCGACGTAAACGGCAAGTGGCACCAGAACTGCCACTAGACCGCCGGTACTATTGTTATGGCTCCATTCGTAGCAGATACTTCCATACATGTTGAATGGAGGCATTATGCGAGCAACCTACATCCTGTACCTGGTGGACGCAAGTGGCGGCCGGTTTTGGCGCGTGAGAGAGCTCGACCGCTTCGACGATGCGGCCGCGGCCTGGAAGAAACACGACGTATTGCTCAACGCCGGCGTCGATGTCGAAGTCTCGGCGACCCTCGATAGTGGAGTGACTAAGTAACCACAAGTCCTATATACCCCGGCCTATTCGGCCGGTACCTTTAGGTCGGAGGATTCACCACATGAAAACATTCAAGGCATTTGGAGTGATTGCCTTCTTGATGTTATCCGGAAGCGCCTGGGCGCAAACCTCCCCGGTTATCAAAGGCCACGCCGTAGGAGAAACCTCGGAGCGATTCATGCGCGAAGATGCAGACCTCAAAATTTGGACGGATTACTGCCGCCGACCCGAGGACGCGAGAGGCGCGAAACCACTCCTCCCCGCGCACCCGTTCATGTTCGACGGCGAACTTCCCCCGATGTTCGCCTCTCTTTGTGATTGGCTCGCTCCCGTTTCGTCTGGCGAGCGGCTCGAGATTCGATCTACTGAATCCGGCGCGGCTTGGACGATTGAGAGCGGGAAGGTTGTGAGTCTTACGATGTTAATTCCCGCATCGAATGATGCCGCGCTCGCGGATGCGGTAAAGAAGTTTGGTGTGCCAACCGCGCACGCTGGCGGAGTGTTCCAAAATTCGTTTGGCGCGACGTGGAAAAGTCGCGTCGTCACCTGGGATCGTCCCGGATTTTTCGCGACCCTCTATCAGGATGGTAATCCGATCGGCAAGGGCCGGTCCCCATATCTCAAGGTAGAAACCTCGTCCGAGCACGCGCGAGAAGGAAAGATCGCCGTCCACCGACCGAACTCCCTCAATTAAAAGCGAACGGCGAAGCGCGCCGGCCATAACGGAGCGCTTCGCCGCGGGGGAGCATCGAACCTTCAAGGTGTTCCTGTAGAATCGCATCCTATCAGACTTCCCCGGCTTTTCTTTCCCTTCCGCCCCACCTGGTTCCCCCGGTGTAAATATATTCACATCCACAGGACTTTACAGGCTTGTGGAGGCAGGAGTAGACTTCCCCGCAACGCAGGCGGGGAGTATCGATGATCGAGACAAAGACGCGCGGAGGCATCTTCGAGCGGCCGCGCAAGTCCGGCTTTTTCTGGATCGATTACTACGACGCCGAAGGAAAGCGCCACAAGGAAAAGATCGGCCGCAAATCGGAAGCTCTGCAGGCTCTCACGCGCCGGCACAAAGAGATTGCGGACGGGATGTACATCTCGCCGGCGCGAGCCGCTCTTCCGTTTCGCGATCTCGCGCATGCTGCGCTCGAGTACAAGCGGTTGCGCCTGGCTCCGCAATCCTACAAAAGCGATCGCCTCCGCCTCGGAAGGATCCTGCCGTTCATCGGCTCGGTCCCGGCCGAGCAGCTCACGCCGGAGCAGCTCGAACGCGCTTTCGCCAAGCTCATCGACGGGGGGATCTGCGGATCGACGGCGAATCGTTATCGATCGCTCATCTCTTCGATCTATTCCTTTGCGCTCCGCACTGGCCGGCTTAAGACAAACCCTGTCGCGCGCGTGAAAAAATTCAAGGAAAACGAGTCCCGCCTGCGCTACCTGCTCGCCGACGAAGAGGTCCGGCTCCGGAAGTACATCCGCGAGCACTACCCGCAAAACGAAGACGAATTCGACCTCGCGCTCTATACGGGGATGCGCCGCGGCGAACAATTTACGCTCAAGTGGAAGGACGTCTCGCTCGAGCGCGGCGTGGCGACCGTGCGCGGTAAGACTGGCCGCCGGCACGTCGTACTCAATTCAACGGCGAAGGCCGCGATCGAGCGGATCCACGATCGCTGCGAGAAGGACGCGCACGGCAATCCGGTCAACGAGTATGTGTGTCCGGAGACCACCAACGAGGTGCAGAGAGATTGGCGACGTTGGCTAGAGAAGAGCGCCGAGTCCGCCGGCGTAAAGGATTTTCACTGGCACGACCTCCGGCACACTTTCGCCTCGCGCCTGGTGATGGCCGGCGCCGACATCCGCGCCGTCCAGCAATTGCTGGGACACAAGAGCATCGTGATGACGATGAAATACGCGCATCTCTCGCCCGACCATACCGCGGAGGCCGCCGAGAAGATCTCGAGGAGCGCCTAACGTGTGCGAACGGATCCGGATGCCTAACGGCGACGTCGGGATCATCTGCGGTGTACGGCGCCGGCGACGAAGCTGCAGGTTTTGTCCTGGCCGCGTCGCAACGATCGAGTGCGACTTCGACCTTGGTAACGGGAAGACGTGCGACGCGCCGTGCTGCGGGGAGTGTGCGAAGCCGATCGGCGAGGACAAGGATCTTTGTCCCGACCATGCCGGGAGAATACGAAGATGAGTCCCATTTATTTCCCCGCGGTGTTTTTTGTGGCCGGATGCGCCGTTACGGCTGCGCTCTTTCTACTCGTCGGTACCGGCGGCCGCCGGCCGCGCAGCATCGATCCGCCGATCGCTCCCTACCGCGGACCAGGCCGGCGCGCCGGCGACGCCGGGAAAATTGTCGACACGGCGCGCAGCGATCGCCAGGTCGACGCCAGCATCGCCGAATACGAGAGGCATCGAAGTGTTGGAGGCTATCAGCCATTCGTATCGAATGGAAAAATCCCCGAGCCGCCGAGGGTTGGAAGTAGCGCGGTGATACCGCGTGCCGACGACGAAGCTCTTCGCCGTGTGCACGCGATGGAGCAGGCGCCGAAGTTTGAACACGATATGCAATGTCCGGAGTGTGGCGCGGTCGCGCCGGCCGGATCGCGAGCCGTGATCCACTTGCTGCAATGCTCCGAGAAGCAAGACCTCGAGAGGATGCTGTGACGAAAGCGGAATTCCAAAAGATCGAGCGCGCGGTCGCGCGGATCGAGAAGCAACTCGCGACACTGATCCGCCGGCTGCTCGTCCGCGAGGAGCTCCGCGAATGGGAGAGGATCCGCAGCGGACTGCTCGGCGATCGGCCGAGACGAAGAGGCCACAGATGATAGAGCACATTATGCAGTTTTTTACGTACGCCCATCTCCCGCCGAAGCTGCGGGAAGTTTCGGAGCCGTTCTCGAACCTCGCGCAGTTTGTGATGACGATGCCGCGCAACCCGGAACGGACGGTTGCGCTCCGCAAATTGCTCGAGGCGAAGGACGCCGCGGTACGGTGCGCGATCGCGGAGGCCGATCCAGATCCGCGAGCGCAGCCGACCGAATGGACGTGAGCACGGCGGATAGAGAGGACGAAAATGGAAACGAAGGAAACCTTCGAAGCGTGGGCAATTGTCGAGCTCATGGGACACAGGCGACTTGCCGGCCGCGTGAGCGAGCAAGTAATCGGAGGCGCGTCGCTGCTCCGGATCGACGTCCCGGAGGTTGCGGAGGTGCCTGCGTCGCTGGTCGATGATCCCTACTTTGCGGGACAGAAACGGCGGACCCAAGCGAAGCCGGCGATCCCGGCCTACTCGCAATTGTACGGAATCGGATCGATCTGCTGCATAACGCCGACGACCGAAGAGATCGCGAGGAAAGCAAGCGCGGCCATGCGGGAGAGGCCGCTCTCGCTTTACGACATTGTGCCGCGGGATCTGCCGGCAATCGAAACGCAAATCTTAGAGAACGGCCGCGGAGTCGACGACGATCCGGACGAGGACGATCCAGAGGGAGGCTAGACCATGAATCTGCTCGAGCGGATCCGCCCGAAAATCGTCTACGCGCTGGCCGATCCGGAGACGACGATCATCCGCTACATCGGATGCTCGACGGATCCGCGGGCCCGGCTCTGGCACCATCTCTGGGACGGGCGCAGTTTCAAAGCGGACTACGGTGTGATCGAGGCGAAGCATGCATGGCTCGCAGGGCTGCGCGCGCGAGGCCTGCGACCGGAGCTCGTAATTCTCGAAGAGGTCGCGCCTGGCGACCGCTGGCAGGATCGGGAGGCCTTCTGGATCGATCTCTTTCGCGAGCCGGAGCTGACCAACTTCGATCTGCGCTCGAAACCGAGGTCAGAACATGACGGCGAGCGCACGCGCGGATGGAACGGAGGCCGATTCTGGTAAGCCGTGCATTTCTTGCTCGGCGCGTATCGAAGACGAGAGGACTCCGAGTCCCGCGCAGAATTCTCCGCCCGAATTACCGCCTTGGAATCAACACGCTAGGAAGCGCAGAAAACGGCCGTAAAGTCCAGGTACCGCGCCAGTACCGCGCACGATCGGCTTTTCCAGGAAGAGACGCGCGCAAAGTCGCGTAATATTTACGCGCTTTCGTGAGCCGGTGGCGACGGAAATTGCAGCGGGACGCTGCAAAAATTCCGGAGCGGATGCCAGCGAGTAGCCGCGTCCCCAGCTATCACGCGACTACGCTTCCGCTCCGGAATCTCGAGTGCGGCCATTGCCGCCAGGCGAGAAGGCGATCGACGATCGCAATTTCCCCGCGACCATTCGAGTCGCGATCACTCCGCCCATTAATTTCTGCGCGAGCAGGTAGCCGTCCGGACGTTTTTCCAGCCGGGCGATATGGAGCTCGTCACTCGCCGCGTCCTGCTCAAGATACGCGGCAAACTTCGCGAGCTCTTCCGCGGACAAGCTCACGCGCTGCGCTCCTCGCGATCGAGCCGCTCCATGATCCGTTGCTTGATCTCCGCGCTCGTTTCCGGCTTGCTGAATGATTCGATCTCCGGCTCCGCGGCCTTGCGAGCTCCGCGGTGCACGCAATTATATTTGCCCGGTCCGATCGAGACAAGCTCGAAGTCCTCGGTAGGAATTTCCTTGTCGATCTGCTCGATAAAATTTTCTAGGATCTCCTCGACCTGATCCGGCGTAAACGCGCAGCGAGGACTCGCTTGCGCGACGTGCAATTTCGACCGCTTGTTTCCCGGAAAGAAAAAACGGACTTCGACCCGGCGGATCGCGCCGGGATGGCTGTATAGCCGACCGTTCATTTGTGAGCCCTCCCCGCTGCATATCCTACGCCGGCGCCGGCCGCGACGCCTCCGACGATCTCGAGGACATGCTCTGCGCGCTGCCATTTCGTCCGACCGGCCGCTTTCTTGTACTCGTCGCGCTCGGCCGTCATTTTCGAGAGCTGCTCGCCGGCTTGCGTCATTTGCAATTTGAGCGAGGCCGCGTCTTTCGTGCATCCCCCGAGCTCGGCCGCTTGCGCCTGGCATTTCGCGATAATGTCGCGGATCGGAGCGAGATCCACTTGCGGGACGTCGACGATCGCGTCCGGAACGGGATCCGCCGGCGTCGCCGTCGGGATGCGCATCTGGACCGGTGCCGGCGCGTGAAGCTGCAGGGGAATCCATTTTACGATCTGTGCCGGTGTTTTCTGGGCGGCCGCGGCCGTCTGGATCTTCGCGACCGTAGCCGCGGTTTGTTTGTCGCGCTCGACGTCGGCCTCGGCCTCGGCCTTGCGCAGATTCGCATCCTTGTCGATCGTCACCTGCGCGACCTTCGCCGACTGGTCGGCCTTGAGCCTCGCGTCGTGCTCCCCTAGCCAGGAGTAAACGCCGACTCCGAAAAGCGCGATGGCCAGGATCGCGCACAAAATTTCGACCTTGGCCCTTGCTGTCAGTGTCGCCACTGTCGTTGCTGTCGTTGCTGTCGTTACTGTTGGAACTGTCATAACTTCCGCCCTTTCGCAGCGTCGAGATACAAGTCGGCGATCCTGCGATATTTTTCCTGCTTCGACTCGTCGATGCCTTCGAGCATGGTGATTAGAACGATCGTCAAGTACCGCTGCTCGCTCCCTTCCTGAATTCCGCGGACCTTCGAGCCAAGGCCGGAGAGATCTTTCTTGATCCGCTGCACGATCATCCACAGCACGCCGGCGAAAAAAGCGACCTGGACCAGCCAGAGAATTAAGCCGGTGCGGTCCATCTATCCCGGGCCTTCGTCGCGGTCGAGATCCGCGAGCGCGGCGATAATTACCCGCATGCGCTCGCCGCGCAGAAGACTCGGCCGGCGCGCTTCGTCCAGCTCGGCCATGAGGATCTCGCGCCGGATGTGGGTGCGGAGGCAGTCGCGAAAATCTGCAATATCGGGCGGGTGAGAGTCCGGTATCATGCGAAATTTTTCGCACAGCGCGTGACACACGGCCGCCAGGCGCCCTTCGGGTGTGTCTTCGGCGGTCGCGCGCAAATTCGTTTTATCGCTCATTCCTCCCCACTTTCGCGAGCTCGGCGATAATGGCCTTCGCGTAAGCGTCGCGCTCCGCGTGTGGAACCCGGACTGCGCGGAGTCTCGCGATCAAAATCTCGAGGTCGACGTGCTTCCTGAAATCCCGGGCGAAATCTTCGGCCGCCGGCATGCGCTGCTCTTGCGCCATCGTTCGCTTTAGCGTGAGCACGGCGATCGCCGCCAGGCGGTCGGCCGGATCCGCTATTGCATGATGCATACGACCGGCTTGGCACTCGGCGGAGGAGCGCTCGAGAGCTTTAGCGTGATGATGCTGCAGAACCAGTGTTGACTCGGCGACATCGTCGCGCTCCCCTGATAGGCGCCGATCGAGGAAACCTGTTGATCGGCGAGGAAGAGGCAAGTCCCTCCGCTTCCCGCCGTAACCGCGAGCTCCATGTTCCATCCGGATCCGAGAGTGAAAGTCCCGTTATTCGTCTCCGACCCGCCGTAGCTTATAAGCAACTCGATCGCTTGCGTCGTCGTCACGCTCCCGCTGGTGAGTGCCGTTCCGCTCGAGGCGTCATTGTGCGACGTCTGGTCGACCGCTCCGATTCCCAGGCTCGAGGGATACTCGGCAATGATGAGGACGGGAAACGTCCCGCTCGAATTGATCGAAACCGAGCAAGCGCCGGTCGAGCCGGCCGTCGCGATCCAGGCTTGGGAGCTTTCCTGCGTGCCGCCGAGCGGCCCCTGCAGAGCGGTGTAAACGTTCCCTTGCGTGTCGGAGATCGTGAAGGTACCCGTTAGCGAATCGTTCATGGCAATGGCGATGATCTTGTCGCCGGCCGTGACGTTGCTGCCGAAAACCGCGGTGATAATCCCGGATGCGCTGCCGCTCGAGAAAGCTGATTGGAGAGCGATGCTCATTTAGGTTCTCGTCCCGGACAGCGTGATCCCGACGTCGGCGAGAGTCGCATCGGCCGTCGCAGGTCCATCGATCTCGAGCAGATCGCCGGCCGCGAAGCTCGTCGTCGTCGTGATCGTGAAAGCGCCGCTCGCGCCGCCCAAAGCAAAAACAACAGTCCCGAAGGAAGTCCCGTTTTTCTTGAGCGTGAAGGTCGTCGAGGCCGTGGCATTGGCCGAGGCCGTCGCCTGCGATCCCGCGGCGCCGGAGGGAAACGAGACGGCGCGCGCCATGGCAAACCGCGCGAGCTTTTGCGCGTTCGTTCCTACTCCTGGCGCGAACACGGCGACGTCGAAAGGTTTGGCTGCAAAAACCAGCGCGGTCGCTCCGGAGTTGACTTGCACGGCATAGCCGCCCGAGCCGGAATAGGACGCCGGCGCGTCGGTGAGCGCGACGAAGGTCGTGGCCGCGGCGCCGATTGCCGGGTTGACCGTGTCAACATTCGTGCCATCGCAGTAGAGAATGACGAAGCCGGCCGCCGGCCCGACCGTTACGCCGGTCCCCGCGGCAGTTTTTACGACAATGTTGTGTCCTCCGGTCGTCGCGTTCTCGACGACGTAGAGCTTCGTATTTGTCGGGACGACCAGGTTCCGATCGGCGGTGTCCGCGCCGGTGCACTTGAAAGACATATTCTCGAGTGCTTGCGCCGCGGTGAGCACGACGTTCGCGTCGGCCATCGCCACGACGAGCAGTCCGGTCATGGCGGTATCGAGCAGATCGATCGCATTGTTGACCGTGACGTACTTCGAGGACTGCGATTCGGCGAGTAGCGGGATTGCGAGATTTGGTGAGCTGCTCATTTTTTCCCCTTAGACTAGCTCTCCTCGATTTGTCCTAAATACTCGTCGTCGGCGCCGGTCGGTACCGAGCTCACGATTACAACCTGGCCGAGCGCGGGATTCGGATCGCCGGAGCTCGGAGTCCCGACCGTGACACTCCCGAGATATGGATTCTCCTCGCCGGCCGGAGGCGAGCCGATAACGCGCATCGTCCCGATAAAATCGTTCGCCTCGCCCGCCGGCGCCGATCCGAGAACGCGGACGGAGCCGATGAAAGGTTTCGTCGGGTCGTAGGTGTTTCCCCCGCTGCAGCCGGAATATCCGGGGGACGCAACTCCAGGCAAAGGTGGATTAGAGCTGAGGACTCCGCTGTTACCGTTTCCCGAAGAGTCTGGTTCCGGGCTCGCGAGTCCGCAAAGATGCCAATACCCGACTAAATTAGCGGAGCGGATGCCGGCTGCGCCGCCGGTGCTGGCGGCGAGGTTTGCGATGTCAGAGGAAGAAAGTTGCGCGTTCCAGATTGCCACCTCTGCGATGCTGCCCTCAAAAGGAATCTGCTCACTGGTGCCAGCGCCACCGAAATAATACCCTTCGTCAGAATCGTCTTGTATAGGAAGCGCACCAGAGAAGTGAAACTCAGGGTTGTAAGTGCACTCCACCCCGTTTATGTAGAGATGTACAAATTTGTCCGCAGAGTTGACGTCGAACGTGCAAGCCAGGTGCACCCATTCGTTTAGCGGTACTAACTCGTTCGAGATGCTAAACGCAAAGTTGTTGTCATCTGCTTGTCCCTCTAGAACAAGCTCTGTAGGACTTCCAACAAGACTCACGCAGATCAACTCGGGAGCCTGCTGGTTGTCAGGGTCTTTTATTATTACGGCCCCGTTTGTGGAGCCTCCCGATAAGGGGATGAAGACCCAAGCAGCCAAGGTGAACGCAGCCATGCTGTTGTAGACAGGACTAGGCGGAGCGATGATGCTTTCCTGGTTTGCCCCTGTTTGCGTTTGATCGAAAACTCGGCTCATTTTTTTTTCCTTAGACCGTCGCGACGCCGGCAAACCCTCGGCCGACGTCCGCGGAAATCTGATAGACGTTGACCGTGACAGCCGGCTGATCGGATCCGAAGTCCGTCACCTGCTCCGCGGCCGTATATTCGACCGTCGGAGAGGTGAGTCCGTTAAAAGTGCGGACGACCGCTGAGCCGTTCAAAATATCGACGCTGTACGCTTCGCTTACTTCCGAGAGCGGAACATCGGCGACGCCGTCGAGCCAATCCTGCTCGCCGCCGATCCGCGTTCGCCGCAACCAGGTGACGGTCAAATTCCCTGAGCCGTCGCGGGATCCCGCGATCTGGCACGGCGAGTAAGGCTTTAGATCGTTGCCCTCGAGCGTGACGGGTTGCGCGTCCGCGGTGAGCCGCGGCTGCCCGATCGTGACCGCCTGGTAAAACTGGGCCAGGCCTACGAGCGATACCGGGACGTTATTGCGATGGAGGCCCGCCGGAAGGAAGAGCGCGACCTCGCCGGTAACGTGCTCGCTCGCGGCCCAATCGGTGCCGCGCCGGCCGCGGAGCAGATTCGAAAGCGTGTAGGATCCGTCGGCGTTAAGCGTCGCGGTTTGGAACTGGATGAGCTCGTCGCCCAGGACGAAGGCGTTTGCTCCGTTCAAAACGTTGAGCAGCGTCGTCGACGAAACAGTCCCGCCGCCGAAAATGCGGACGATGATTTGCGTCGTCGTATCCAGGACGAAGCAACCCATCGGCCCGGGCGGTGCCGGCGTCGCGGCGCCGACGGATCCGTACCGGATCGCGGACTGCGCGAAACCGACTTGCGTAAAGTTTTGATCGTCCGGCGAGTTGAAGAGCGCGCCGCCTGGCCATCCGGCGGAAGCCGAAGCCATCGCGAAGTAGTAGCCGGTACTCCCCGGCGGATCATTGTCGGTGTCGGCGAGCAGCGGGAGATCCATGAGATAGAGCGACGTCGGTGCGGCCGGATTCAAAACTTGAGGCGGAAAGCCGGATCCGTTATTTGCCTTGGCGGTCGCGATGTAGCCCTCGGGATCTTCCGAGCAGGCCATAAACTCGGTGACCAGATCTTGCCCGATGGTGTCCTTGACCATGCGCGCGACGTAGGGATTCCCCTCATAGATAAACTCGAAGACGTCGGTCGGATCGAGAACCAGGTATTTCGGAGATGTCAATTTCGAAGCGTACTGATTGCGCTCGTTCCAGATCATGCGGATCGTCGATTCGGCCGCCTGCGCGGCCGCGTCGCCGTTCATGGTGATGGGAAATTCCAGGACGGACTTCGTGAGGGTTTTTACGACGCGCGACGGCCGGGACGCGCGCTGCTTTCCGGTCTGGTAATCGAGCGCGGGATCCGCATAGAGGACCTCGATCGTTTTAGGCAGATCGTGCTCTTGCGCGATGGTTAGCTGCAGCTCGAAGCCATCCGAGGCGAGGCCGAGATCCGCCTCTGGGATCGTCATGGCCACGGCTCCGCCGCGCGGGACAAACTTCAAAACAAAATCGGACTCGACCGCGTCGAAGAAAAAAGCCGCCGTGAGCGGGACCAGGATCGATTTCGCGTCGCCGTTGCGCGTGACCGGATAGCCGAGGACGGTCGTCCCGGCAAGCGCCGTCACATCGACCGAGCTGCTCGAGAGCCCGGCCCGCTCGCAAATATCGAGGACGATCTGATCGAGAGTCTCGCCCGCGACTTCCTGGCGATTGAGATAAATCCGGAAGGCGAATGACCCATACGCGCCCGCCTCGTCTGACGGCGTGCAAACGAGGGACAGCGTTTGCGGATCGAGCTGCGCGTCGGTAAAGCCTCCGCCGAGCGACGCGGAAAACCACGACTGCATCGCGATGGCTTGCTCGATCGCGAGTGTCGAGTGATTGATATAGAGCAGATGGTTCGCTGTGTCCGCGGCCAGGAAGAGCCCGACTCCCGGGACGGCGCCATTGTTCCATTTCGGAAATTGCCAATTCTGGTTTCCGCCGGTCGTGACTACTGCCGCGGCCGAGGCGACGACGGTCATGCTCGAGATCTCGACTTTATAAATGCTTCCGTTATCGGTGAAAACGATCAAGCTGTCGTCGATCGGATCGAACATCGCCGAGATCCCGGAGCCGTGCGTAGCATCGCCGTGGAACTGGAAAGCCGATACGATGAAAGCTCCGGAGCGCGGATCGAGGACCGTGATATTCCATTCGTAAGGCGAGCCAGGCCCGGGATTGGTGACGATGTAAACGGTCCCGGTCGAGGGATCGATCGCGGGATATGCCGGTCCGGTGAAGCTCGAGCCATCCGTCGATGGAATCCAAGAAGCCTGTTGCGCGACTTTCGCGCCTTTCGCGCGAATCATGTAGCAGATGCCCCCGTCCGGGAAATTCTGAGCCGTCGTGACAACGACGAAATCGCCCTGAGCAATATGGATGGTCGCGATCGAGATCGCCGGAGCGCCGAGCGCGACGCGCGCGACCGCTTGGAAAGTTGTCGCGTCGAACTGCACGGCGTAAAACACGCTCGTCGACGAGGTAAAAACCTCGTAGCAGGCCCAGAAATATCCGCGCGTGTCGATCGCGCCGGCGAGCGGCAATGATCTTGCGTACTCGGAGGCAAGGCTTTCGCTAGCGGAGAGAAGAGGATTCAGAATCCCTTTCGCGGTGACCAGGATTGCTTCGGGCCCGGGCCCGGTGTTCGTCCACCAAACGGAACTGTTATCGATCGTGATTCCCGTCTCGCCGCCCGAAACCCAAACCGGTTGTGTTGCGCCGGAAGTCCCCGCGCGCGTGACGGTTTCGACGTTGCCGGCGGAGTCGAGAATTTGCACGCCGAGAGCGTAGACCGTAGCCGGCTGCCAGGAGAGGAGCGGCTCGGTGTTGGTCGTCGCGAGGTCGATGCGTTCTGCGGTCGCGCCGACGCCGTCGACCAGGAGCGCGGCGCGTCCGATCGGATCCACGTAGCAAAACGTCGGATTGTAGACCGACGTCCCGCCGCCGCCCTGCGTTGGCACGTCGAGATTGATCGGCGGATAAATGTCTTTGACGTAGGAGTCGGTCGTCGAGGTCGAGATCTCGCCGCGAATATTCGGCAGACGATTTCCGAAGTCCGCGAGCGGAAATCCGTTGTAAACGATGTAGCAGAGATCGCGAAACGCCGGCGTCTGATCGATCCCCTCGGAGGCCTGGATCGTCGGATCCGGCATTTGCGTCGAGGTCCCGGTGTAGACGACCGGGACGACCATGGTCGTCTGCGCTCCGCCTTGTTTGCCGGTGTTCTGCAGACCGGTGTCGAAAGTATCGGAGGTAACGGCGCCTTTCGACGTCGAGTCATAAATCAGTTTCGCGTCGCCCCAGATGCGCGTGACATTTGCCGGCCCTTCGCAGAAGGCCGCGGCGAAGTCGATCGTGTAGGTGTAGGTGAGGACGGTCGGCGAGCCCATGCCTTTTCCGCTGTTTTGACTTTGGTCTGTCGCCGTCTCGACGATCCCGGAGCTCCAAATAATTTGCGCGGCAATGCGAAAGCCGCCGTATCCGAAAGGAATCGGCGAGCCGTTCGCGGAGTTGCTGATTTGCTGATCGGCGAGCCGCGGTCCGTTGGTGCGCGGTTGAAAGACCAGGCTGCCGATGGTTTCACCGACCGCGGCGCCGGCGGCCAGGCCCGCCATGATGTCCGGGATCCAGGCGCCGACGGCGAAGGCGCCGAGGCCTCCGGTCATAACCGAGAGCACGGCGCCGGCGGCCGCCATCCCCGCGATGAGTGCGATTCGCGCCATTAGGCCGTGACTCCCGGAAAGCGAAAAACTCCGACGACGCGATTGCGCCAGGCTTGCGAGAGGATGTGCTCGACGCATTGCCGCGGCCCCGAGTCGTAAGCGTGAATCATGTAGTGAACTCCCGCGCGATCGACCGCGACGGCCGCGTGACATGGCAGGTGCGGGATCCTTATGGCCGTGATTTCTCCGGGCTCGATCTCTCGGCCGATCGGCTGCGTGAGCGCGCGCCGGCGGAGCTCCTCGAGGACGAAACGGTCGGTCGGTTGCGCCGCATAATTCGGATAGTCCAGGCGCCGGAACGGGATCCCCTCGCGATCGACGAGGCCGAGATCCTCGCCGATGCACAGGACCAGGCCGACACAATCGATCCCGAGGCCGGCGATCCGGCCTTGATGACGGAACGGAGTGCCCACGTACTGTCTGGCGCATGCTACGATGTCGGCCGTCTTAACCATGAATGGCCTCTGCGAATGCGGCTGCGGGAGACGAACCAGGCGCGCTTCGAAAACGAAAGCGAGCCAAGGGCATGTCAAAGGGCAATATCTCCGATATATAAACGGCCACAACGGCTTCCCGTCCCGCCTCGGAAAAGGTTTCGATCCGAGCAGTGCGTTTCGAATTGCGCGCTTGAGAAAGGGCTTCCCTTCGCCGTGCTGGATCTGGACTCGATCGCTCAACAGGCCCGGCGGTTACGGCAGATTCGAGCGGAACTGCAGGACTCACCTGGCGCACGTCTGGTTTTACAAGAGAAAGTACGGGCCTCTGCCTCGCGGACGCGAGCTCGATCATCTCTGCGCGGTTAAGAGATGCGTCAACCCGGATCACGGAAACCCCCTCACTCACGCTCAGCACGCGCGCATGCCGCGCGGACCGCATTTCCACCTTGCGCCTCGTCGTCATCGGCCGGCCTCCGGCACTCTTTCCGGAACTTGTTGCGCGGTGCGAATCACACGGCCGTCGATGTAGGTGACGTATGACTCCGGAGGATGCTTCGCGCAGCCGTTCAAGATCCGACCCGCGTTGCGGAATTCCCGCCAGTCGCCAGGCGCGCGCGGGATCTCGACCAGGTTGTACGTCCCCCTTACCGCGAGCTCCGGACATCGATCGCATTGAGGCATTAGCCACCATTTGCGTTGGGATACTGCAGGATCGAATCCATCCCGGGGATGAAGTCTTCGGAATGTTTGTTGAGAATGTTTCCGCCCGATCCCGTCGTCGACCCGTCCAAAAGTTTTACGCCGACAAATTTCGTGTTGCAGTCGGTGCCCTTGTTGCATCCCGGCTCGATCGTGAACGTGTCGCCGATCGCGATGTTGTTGGGCATGGACTCGAAAAAGATCGCCGTCGTCCCGTCCCATGAGGCGATTTCCATGGCGTACCCTTCGTTCGCTCCGGACGTCCAGGTCACGATCCCGTAGTTAAAATATCCGGCGCCGGAAGGCGAGAGCCCCGAGGCCGGGACGAAAGTCTCGTTGTCGGTGACGGAGGCAACCGAGCCCGACTGCGCGAGCAGACTCAGGTTGACCTGGCACTTACTGTCTCCGAGATCCAAGCGGCAACCTGGCCCGTAGGTCATGCCGAGGACCGTTGTCAGCCAGAAGGTAAGCCCGCGGATCTCCGCGACAAATTCGCCGTTCTGAATTTTCACCTGGCCGAGAGTGCCGCTGCGGATCTTGAGATCGGACATGGTCAGATCCATGTAATTCACCAGGCGGATCTGGATCGCCGCATAGTTATAAACGCCGGCGCGCAGATCGGCCTCGTCGATCGAGCTCGAGTCGAGGAAGGCAGTCGCCTGCGCGTTGTCAGTCGCGAGGTCCGATCCGGATTCGTTCGCGCTCGGCGTGTAGCCGGTAAGCGCGTGATAGTCGACGGTGTTCACACCGTCGTTGTAGGTGATGTCCTGGTCGTGATTGGTAAAGCCGAGAATGATCCCGTCCTGGCGCGTGACCTTCCAGAGAATCGCAACCGTCGTGCAAGAGAGCGAGAGGTGCGCGGTCAGAGCTAGAGAGATCGTTTTCATAATCAGAAATTCGGCGCGCGGACTTCTAGGAGCTGAAACGAATTCACGGACACTATGGGATTTCCGCCGGCGACGTCCGACTCCTCGACCTGGATCGGTAGCTTGTCGGTGTCGAACCTAACCGGGTAATGAAACTGACAGTCCGCGGTGACGACGACTCCCGCGCCCGGCACGGGCGAGAACGTGACCAGGCCCGTCGTCGCATCGACCGACCAGGCGCCGCCCGCGACCGGCGTGCCATTGAAATACGGCTTCACCGTCTGCGCGAGCGCGACTCCCTGGTAATTCGTGACGGCCGGAGTGATCGGTTTGTAGATGGTCCTCGTGTATGTGCGGCCGCCGATCGTGTACGTCTTGACGAGCTGAAAGACCGCGGCCGTTCCGTTGCCGGTGCCGAGGATCGCACCGAGCGCCTGATTGTCGACGTGATCGAAAAGCCGGAAAGCGTCGCCACGGCCGCCTACGTTCAAGAAAAACGCATTCAGCAAATCGACGAAGCCCTGCAGGCTGATCGCCGGCCGCTGGTCGGCCGCCGGCGTCAAGATCGAGGCCGTCCACTCGCTGCGCGCGCGCGACCAGTTTTTGTTTCTGTTCTCGTTGCCGGAAAATCCGGTGTTGATCGTCGTTGAAAATCCGGGACCGCCGACGCGCCGGTACTGGATCTGTCGCGGGAATTCGAGCTCGAAGAAACTCATCGTTATCGGTTCCTTGCGCTCGCGATCGCGAGCTGTTGCTGCAGGCCTGCAGCGATCTGCGGTTGCGATCGCCGGAAGGAATCCATGTCCGACACGCCGTTAACCGCGAAATTGATTACCGGAGCCGGCTTTCCCCCGCTGAATTTTAGAGACGGCGCGACGGTGCCGGCCGTCTTCGGCGAGAAAAACTCCGGATGATCCTCGCCGACGATGTAGCTTTTTCCCGGCGTGACGTCGCCGCCGCCGGCGAGGAAGCCGGCGAACGAGCCGAGCTTGCTTAAAATGCCCGCAAACATCCCGAAGATCCCGCCGCCGCCGGCGCCGGCCGCTGCTCCGGGCAGGCCTCCGCCGCCGAGAGCCGTCAGACTTGAAAGCGCGCCAGGCGGGAGCGTCATCGGAAGATTTCCGTCGGCGCCGCCCAGCGCGGCGCCGATAACGTTTCCGCTCGCGTCGACCGGACAGGTGTAAAGAGGATTTCCGGCCGTCTCGCCTCTCTTCCCGGTCTTGGTCCCTAAAAAGTCGGCACCGAACGATTCGACTTTTTTGATCCCGGTCTGCGCGAGATTTTCCGCGAATCCCTGGCCGAGCTTTTGCAAATTCATCTTCTGGCCCGTCACGATGAATTTCGCCATCTGCGAATTGAGGGAGCTGAGCGCGTCGCCGATGTCGCTGGTCAAGCTCCGTGCGAAGTCGCGTCCGGAGTCGGCGATTTTCTTGAACATATCCTGGAAGGCGTCGCCGAATGTGCTGGTGCCGAGATCCTGGCGAGTCTGTTTCAGCGCCGCGGCCCAGGCCTTATCCATCGCTTGAATCGAGTCGGTGTACTGCTTATAGCTAATTTCGCCGAGTGTGACGTACGCCTTGAGCGCATTGAGCTCGCCGGTGTAAGTGTCGTTTACGTCGTCCTCGGTTTTTTTTGCGCCGGATGTCCAGGAGCTATAGAAATCATCGACGGCCGCTTTCGCGACGTCGATCCCCGCCGGAGGCTTTATCTTTCCGAGGACGGAACCGAGGTCGAAGGATCCAGTGCCGGCGCCCGCGCCGACGTCCGGAGCCGCGGCGACCGAGGCCGCTTGCTGCTCAGGAGTTTGCGGCGCGCGGTACTTCGCGAAATGCGCCGCGCCGCCGTTGCCCTCATTGACGATTGCCGCGATTTTTTTCTGGATGTCCAGCCGGTTTTGCGCGAGCCTGGCCGCGTCGGCTTCGAGGTCGACCGCTTTCTGCAGCGCCGGGATCTCGCTTAGGGCTGCGGCCGCCTCTTTCCCTTTGCCCGCGCTGACAAAGACCTCGATCTCGGCGCGCTTGCTCTCCAGCGCATACACCGCCGCGCTCCCGGCTTTGAGACGTTCGTAGGCCTCCATTTGTTTGTCGAGCGCGTCCTGCGTTTTCTTGTCTGCCGCGTCCTTCGCTGCGTCGGCGTTGCCGCTGTTGGTCGGCTGCGCGAGGGATTTGCCAATGTCGCTCGGTTTGCCTGTGGCGACGCTGGACCAATATTTTCCGACGTCCGTCCACGTTTCGGTTTTCATCGCGGACCAGTAATCGGTTGTTGTTTTCGTCAGGTCCGCCATTGCCGCCGCAATCCGCGCGATGGCCGGCAGGAAGGTTTGCTCGGCGGTGACGGCGAGGTTCTGCCATATCAGGTTCAGCTTGGCTTGCGACACCAGGAATTCTTCGTTCGCCCGGACGGCCTCGACTCCGATTTTCGGGCCGTACTGGTCCACCATGTCGTTGAAGTCCCGAAGTTTCTCGCGGCCCATATTGAGAAGCGGGATGAGCTGCATTCCCGAACGTCCCAGGACCGCGACCGCGTCGGCCGCTTTTTGCGCGCCGTCCGGCATTTTCCCGAAGGCGTCGGCGAGCTGCAGAAGCGCTTCTTTGTTGTCTTTGCTGGTGACGCCCAGCCCCTTCAAAATGGTTTGCGCTGCGTGCGAGCCCTTGCCGATTCCCGTAATACCCTGGTCCAGTTTCCGCATGGCGGTCACCATGTCTTCCAGCGACACGCCGACCGTCCTGCCCGCGGCTTCGAAACCCTGCAGGGTGTGAATGGATAATCCGGTTTTCTGACTGATTAGGTTGAGACGCTCGACGACCTCCGCGCCGTGCATTGCCAGAGCCGCGAGTCCCGCCGCCGCGCCGACTCCCGCGGCCCCGACCGCGAAAATGCCGGCGATCGCGCCGCCGGTGCCACCGGCGATCCCTGAGAAAGTCGAAGTGATCCCCGAGCCCATGCTCGAGAACGCCTCGCCGAATACTCCGAACTTCCCGAGCGCCTCTTGTACGGCGTTGCCCATCTCGCCGAAACCTTGCTTGATCTGACTAGCCGTTTGCTTCGAGGCGTAGCTCGCCTTCGACATCCCGGCGATAAAGTCCGCGACGTTGGCCTTCAGTTCTAAATAGATGGAGCCGAGCGCGTTTCCACTCATTAGTTAGGCTTCCCCGGTCCGCATCCCATAATCCGCGTGAGGACCGCAATCTGCTCCTCGAGCGTTTGCGGTTTCGCTTTCGCTTTCACGCGCGAGCTGTCCGGAACAAAATCGAGAGGCGAGATATACTTCGCGTTCTCGCCGCGGTAAGGACTGGAATTCCACAACTCCGCCGCGACGATTCCCGCGTACAGCATCCGGCGACGATGCTCTTCGAGATGGCGATCGAGGAGCTCCTCGAAGAGCTCGAAATTACACTCGCCGATTTCCGTCTCAGACAATCCCAAGTCATACCGGCCGATGGCGTAGATCTGCGGCCAGGTTAGCCGCCCGCCCCGATCGCTGTCGGCTGAGGCGACGGCGTCGCGGCCGGCTTGGTAGGGTTTTCGGCTCTCGCCTCGGCCTCGGCTTGCGCCTTGAGAGCTCGCTCTTTTTTGTCCGGAGGCAAGCTCGCGACGTAAGCATCGTTTAGCGCCTTGGTGATTTTCTCGGTGTTCTCCATGTCCATGTAGGAGCGGATGACCTCGAGGCCGTCGTCAGTCGGACGGTCCTCGCGATCGACGGTCCAGTATTCGGGATGGTTCGCGAGAATGGCCGCGTACAGCATGATCGAGATCGTCGTCGCGTTTAGCCGTCCCCAGATCTCGCCGTCCAGGAAACCGAGGCCGGACTTGAGCTCGATATAACTGGCCGCGTTATAGTCGAGCGAAAGCCGAAAATTTTTCGTGAACTTGTCGCCGCTATCGTCGACGAGCTCGAGCGAGAGCGGAGTCGAAGGCGCGATGCGCCTCCGCAAGAGACTTCTCTCTTTAGGCATGGCTGTCCTTTGCCGAGGCGGTACCCGCAAGTACGGCGTACTTACGAGTACCGCTCCCCGGTGTGTCCTAGCTGATCGTCGTGCTGTTTTCGCCGACCAGCCATGTTCCCTGGTAGGCCGTGAGCTCGATGTGATCGCCGGCCGCGGCAAAGGTCGCGATGTGATGCACGCCGTTTAATCCGAGCGCCGGCGTCGTGACCGTGTGCGCATAAGCGCCGTTCGAATAGATTCTTACCGTTTTGAAGTCGTCCGTCCCCGCGATCGGAGCGGCGAGCGTCATGGCTTGCGCGACTGCGCCGGTGAGCATGACGGTCCCGGACTTGATGGCGATCGCGCCGGCCGCCGTGTCGATCTCGGTCTGCGATTTCGCGTTAAGAGCTATGCCGATTGCGGAGTCGTTATCCGGCGACGTCGCCGGGACTACCGCATTGGAATTGATGGTCTGAGTCATTTTCTGTTGCTCCTCGAGAGAATTTCGGAGCAGGCCTAGGCCCGTCTCCGTCGTGCAAAATCTGGATTACACTCCCGGCGTGAAGACCGGCTTCCCGGTAATCGCGAGCTTTCCGGAGAGAGTCGAGGCCTTGTCGACCGAGAGGTCGAAGTCGCATGTCGTGAGATAGGCGTTGAACGTCCACGTCCCGAGAGTATTCGGCAGTACGATCGACCAGGCCGAGAGCGTGCGATTGTCGAACTGCCCCTGCAGAGCTTGCTGTGTCGGATCGCCGGGGATGTACAGCGCGTCGAACGAGATGTCCCCGGCGTCGAGCAAGGTCGGGAGCTTCTCGCGGTACGCGCCGATCGAATCCATGTTGGTTACGTCGACGATGTCCATCTTCGATCCGGACCTCTGGATCTTGGTGATCTCGGCGACGGTCGTGCCAGCGAGCTGTAACTGCGCTCCCTGTCCTGCAAAGGCCTTCGATCCTGTGTAAGTCATAAGTTGATCTCCCTAATTTGGCGCCGCCGCCGTGAAAACTCTTTTACGCTCCGACGTCTCGAAACCAGATCTCGAGATCGAGCGGAACATGAAACAAAGCCGGTGCGTCTTCGAAGCTGTCGAGCTCGCCGAGATAGACCATGGAATCGACCTCGGTGCCGTCGGCGAGCGTTCCCTGCCATCCTTCGAACTCCATGCGGACCGCGCGCGCGAGCTGCTTCGCCGCCTTGTAGGTCGCCGCATAGCAGGAAAATTGCCAGCGCGCGGATCCGAAACTGTTCGCGCCGGCGAGCGACGGCGTCCCGGATCCGCCGACGTCGGACAGGACGGTATACGGACCGATCGCGCCGGGAGGCGCAAGCGTCGCGAAAATTCCCGTACTTTTATCGCTGCGCGTCGCCGGCGAGCCGAGGATCGCCAGGATCCCCGGGCCCGCGGCCGCTTTCGAGTAGAGTCCGTCGCTTATCATTGGACTTTGAGTCCCGCCTTGTTGAGCTCTTCCCTGCAGGTGTCGATAAACTTTTCGAGCACGGCCTGCTTTTTCGTTTCGAAAGCCGGCCGAATAAACGGGAAAGCCGGCGACCTGGCGGTCCCGAATTCCAGGAACAAGGCCCAGAATGCTTTTTTGCGCGGCCCCACTTTGACGATCCCGCCCAGGCCGTCAGAGGCGACGACGACCGTCTCCCCCATGGCCCGCGAGAGGACGCCGTACTCGCGCGTGCGGCCCTTGAGCCGCTGGCCTTTGTATTTCCCCTGGCCACTTTTGAAGACGTGGAAGCCGCGACGGACGCGCGCCTTCATTTCGTCGAGAAATATCTTCCCGGCCGCGACGAGCGCGACCTTGACGATCGCTTTCGCGGCGATAAGCGGCAGGCGCGCGAGCGCGTCCTCGAGCTCGGCCGCGCCCTTGACCGTGACTGAGACTCCGTCGGGCATTTACTCGGCCCCTCCGCCTTGAATGTTCCGCGAGTCGTTTCTCTCGATGCACAGGAGCTCGAGCATTTTTCTTTTGCCGTCCGGATCCTGTACGGCCTGAATGTCGAAATAGCGATCGTCGAAAAAAATAACCTGGCGCGAGCGGATCCCCGGAGCCCAGCGCATCGTAATCTTGTGCGTGACTTCGCTCACCTCTTGCTGCGCGGCATAGAGTTGCCGGCCGGTGAGCGTGTCGACCGCGGCCCATGTCTCAAGGAACAGCGTCGCAAGCGAGGGATCGACGCCTCCGGACGAGTCTTGCCGCAGGGTTAGATCCATCACCTTGATTCGGTGCCGGAGTCTTCCCGCCGGAATTCTCATATTCGGAGGCGCCTGCATTTCCCCTCTGGTTACCTCTGGACGTAGAGCACGGCCGCGAGCAGTAGCGCGCTCGACGGCGTGACGTGCGCGGTCCCGTCGGTCTGCTCCCATCCCTCGGTGCCCGAGAGATACGAGAAGGCCATAAAGCCGCCGGCCGGAATGTTGTAGGCCGTGATGTCCTGCGAGCGATCGCGAGAATCCGGGCTCGAGTTGAGCGTGATGGTGTGCGCCGCGGTGTCCGGGTTTTGAATAATCAAAACCTCGTGACCGGTAAGCGCGAACTCGTTGCCGTTCGCGGCATCCATGGCCGCGAGCGTGATCGCGAGTGCGAGCGCCGCCGGAGCTGCGATGTACGGTCCTTTCGGTGTCTGCGGTGCGATTAGGGTAAAGGGCATTTTGTTTCTCCTCGTTCGAAAGTTGACGTCTGTTAAATTTTTCGCGGCCCGTAAAATTCCGAGCAGCAATGTCCGCTAGCCTGGCGTCGGCGCGAGATCGATCACGCGGATCGACCAGAGCAGATCCTCGAAGTGATTCGGAATAACCTTCATGTCCGCGGCCGTGACGTTCTCGCGATTCTCGTAAAAATTGGCGACGGACATCAGGACCGCGACCTTGACGGTCCCGGGGATCGGCGACGCCGGCGTGTTCCCGTAGCCGGCGGTAAAGTGAATGCGGACGGCGTGCGGTGCGTATTGAACGGCCGGCCAGGTTTGACCCGGGTTAGGAAACAGCCGCGGAGGCTCGGAGTCGGCGTCGACCAGGAAGTCGCCCGCCGGCGCCGGAGGTCCGCAAGTCCAGACGAGAGCGTCGTCCTGCGTCGTCTGCCCTTCGGTCGCCGACCAGGCCGGAGTCGACGTCCCGCTCGAGCTCGTTCCGTCCTCGGAGTCCGGCGTCGCCGCCGTCACCGTTTGCGTGTTGCCGTTCACATCCTGGATCTGGTCGCCGACGACGTACTCCTCCTCCGGGAACCAGGGGAAAAGCGCCGGCAAGAGCTCGAGCCATTCGCCCGCCGGCGTGAGGTACTCGATCCTGGAGACGGCGATAAGCGGCGAGACGTAGAGCTTGATCATCTGCGAGTAATTCCATTGCGTCGTCGCGTAGCGTGGAAGCGAGGCATAGCTCGGCGGATAGGCCTGCGTCGTTTGCGCCGCGTCGATAAAGTACGGAAACGAGTCGAAGTCCTGGCGGTAGCCCTTGGTGATGAACGATCGGCTCGTATAGACCTCGGCGAGCTCGCGCGCGGCCATGATGTAAACGCCGATAAGATCATCGTCCTCGCAAGTCGTGACGCGGAGATGCTTCTTCGTGAGCGTGAGCGATACCGGCTCGAGTGCCGGCGCGATCTCGACTTGTAGGCTTGCCGTCATCTTCGGTTACCTTCCGTGCTTGGACTTTTTCGGCGGATTCTGCGCGGAGCTGGTCGCCGTCTCGCCGCCTGGCGCGAGCGCGGCCGTCTCCGGTTTGGCCGGTTCCGTCTCGATCGCGGCCGTATTCGTTTCACCTGCGGCCGTTTTCGGATCGATAATTTCGCCGGTCGCATCGTTCACATAGTCGGCCGTTCCGCCGGCGACGCGCGCGCGCGCGACCATGGGGACGACTTTAATAATTTTCTTGGAACCTCGAAGCATGATCGAAACCAGTCCTGGCATTGTCCGAACCTCCCGAAAATTTGAGAATGCGAGAGCGGCGATCTAGGGGATCGCCGCTCCCTATTACCCTGCCCAAGCCAATTACGCCGCGGCTTGCGCCAGGTACTTGACCGGGTGCGTCCCCGCATCCATGAGCTGCCCGTCGTAACGAGCGAACCCGAGGAAGGCGACCTGCCCGTAATCCGCGTAGCGTTCCGAGAGCTTGACGATCGCAAGCTCTTTCACGCGACGGATGGTGTACTTTTTGAGTTGGCCGAAGAGGATGGTCTGCGCGTTCAGCGCGATAACGGGCATGTCGTTGTTAATGCTGAGCGGATACCCGTTGATCGTGTCCGGAGCGTTGACGGCGAGCCCGGCCTGCCATATCGGACGGCCGTACTTGTCGAGAACTTCCTTGACCGCCTGCTCCGTCGTGTCGTGCATCACGTAGATGGCGCCTTGACGGTAGGCCTTGTCGACGGAGTGCTCGAGCGCCGTGAAGTCCTTGGTGCCGACCGAGCTTCCGCCGGTTTCGGCTCCGCCGGTGTTAGCCGAAGATCCAAGGGCGACGACTCCCGCGGTCGCCGCGGTCAAAACTCCCATCGGTTGCGACGTGCCGGTCCCGGTCGTGAAGTAAGTATTCAGAGCACGACCGAGCCGCTCGGCAAATTTGTTCTTGAGGAAAGTCTCGAGGTCGAAAGCCGAGTCCTGCAGCAATTCGATCGAGAGCTTGACCATCTTGGTCGAGAACTTCCAGGCGTTGAAAGTGATCTGCCCGATGGCTACGTCCTGATCGCTGACTTGCACCCCTTCTCCGACGAGCTCGCCCTTGTTGGACGTGTCGTTGTCGGTCGGGTAGGGCATGAGGTTGCCGGTTGCGGTGTCCATGATCGTCGACGTACCGAGCATGTCGCCGAAGTACTTCATCGCGTTTTCGACGTCGTAGACGAAGCCTTGCGGGACGAGGTATCCGCCGAGCGCGCCCGTACCGACTCCCATGTCGCGGAATTCGGGGAGCTGCCCGCTGAGGACCGCGCGCGTTTCGGCCGAGAGGTTATGCGCGTCCTTGGTGCGGAGATACTCTTTCATCGCGTCGAAGAAACGGCCCTGCAGCCCTTCGGCGATCGAGCGATTTTCCGGCTTCATCAGCGCGAGAGGATCGGGACCTTTCGCGCGTCGTACTGCCGTGCGGTATTCGACGATGGCCGCTTTGACTTTTTTGGCGTCTTCTTCGGCGCCGACGATCGGATCCTCGGCGCGAACTTGCGCCGCGGTCGTGGTGAGCTCCGCCGCGAGAGCTGCGCTCCGTTCGTTGCGATCGATGTCGGCTTTGAGCAAGTCGGCGTCGGCCATCATTTTGTCGAAGTTAGTGCGGTCCTCTGCGCTAACTCCCTCTTTCGCGATGAGTGCTTGTGCGTCTGTAACGAGTTTGGCCCGCTGTTTGCGGAGCTCGAGAGCTTTTGCGATACTCATTTTTCTGTTTTCCTCACAATCAAAATTTTGCTTCTAGTGCGTGTCGCTGGCTTGCTCCGCTCCGCGGAGAGCTGCGCTCCTCCCGGCGATCTCTTCGACTTTCACGTCGAGCCGCATCCGGCGAGACCCCGAGAGCAAAATCGTTTAGTCCTGGTGCGCGGCGAGTCTGGCTCGCATCCTTTGCTTCTCGAGTCCGTCGTCGATCGCGGTTACTGTCGCCGGCGCCGGCTTGGTTTCGGTTGCGGCCGCCGCGAGCTTTGCCGCTTTCGCCGCCGCGCGCTTCTGCGCACGCAAAGAGCGGTCGGCCGACTCGTCGTCGTGCTCGCAATCGGGATCCGTGCAGTCGTCGCCCATGGTGCAATTCGCGCAATCGTCGGCCGCGCAGCTCGCGCAGTTGCATGCGCACTCATCGGCCGCGGCCCGCCGCTCGATCTCGAGCTCGGCCGCCGTCTTTCCGTCGCGCGATGCATGCCGGCGATTGAGGCCCGGGACGTGCGCGCGGACCTCGCCGGGAATTCCGTCCGGGAAAAGTCTCCTGGTGTCGACGTCGGTGCCGGTATAGGCCGGATAGGTGACCGGGGAGACGTCAAACACCGAGACCTTGTGGAGCTCGCGGATCAGGCGCGTACCCTTGCCCGTCGTGTCGGTCGGATCCGGCTCCTCGCTCCATTTCTGCGAGGTGACGTAAAAGCCGAAGGAACATTGCGAGATATCACCGCGGTCGATCGAGGTCGTGAGATCCCGCGCTTGTTGCGTGTCCGGCATGTCGACGACGTAGGCCAGGCCCTTCGCATCTTCCGAGAGGCGGAGCGTCCTGGACGTCGTGCGGCCGAGAACGATATTCGGATCGTGATTGAATAGAGCGCGCACGTCCGGATTCGTTTTGAGGTCGTCGGTAAAAGCGCCCGGCATGCAGCGTTCAAAAAAACCGCCGAGGTCTTGCGAGAGATCGTTAAAAACGGCCGCGTGTCCCTCGATTTGGTTCTCCGCTTTTTTCGCGCGGATTTCCGAGCCCTTGTAAATTCTCAATTCGCGTTTCATGCGCCTAGGTCCTCCGTTTGTTCTTTCGCTCGGATCGTCGCGAGACTGCGAAAGACTTCGATCGTTATCGCCCGAATGATTCGCGGGATCTCGCGCTCGACGATGATTGAGATCTCGACTCCCTGGTTTTCTTTGCTCACGCTGCGGACGCGGATCCCTTCGACCAGATCCTCGAGGAATTTCGGCGCCGCGGCCGCTCCGTCGCCTCCGGAGAGCTCGTCGACGGCCTCCGATATCGAAACCAGGACAGGCAGGAATACGTGTCTAAAGGCGTCCGGACCAGGCTTCGAGCGCGTTGCAATGCGCCTAAATGCGTCGTTAATCGTGGGGGAATAGATCCGCGCGAGCGATCGGCCGACCTTCTTAGCGGGATCCGCGGCCGGCTTCTTCTTCGGCGCCGGAGCGTTCGGATCGTCCTCGGCTCCGCCGGCCGCGGGGATCGCCGCGTCCGGATCCGGCGTGCGCGCCGGCACCGTCGGGCCTTCCTCCGACATAATTCCCATGTTGACCGGCTGCCAGTACTTGTCGCTGCCCGGCTGATCGGTCGGCTCGAGATGCTCTTGCTCGAGAATGTCGTCCGTACACAGAAACCCCCATTGCTTGCCGGCGGAATAAAAATCCTTCCGCGAGGCCGCGTCCGGCATGACCAGCGGCCGCGTGTCAAATTTCGGGAAAAACTTTCCGCTCGAGCGGCCGACCTTCGGGAAGAGCTTGCGGTTTACCTCTTGCTGCCAGGCCTTGATGTGCGGGTTGAGGCCGTAGGTTAGGAACTCGGCGCCGAGCTGCTCGGTGTTCGCGCGATTCGATTTTCCCGAATCGCCGATCATGTGCGGAGGCACGCCGAAGATGGAGCAGATCTCGACTCGCTGATACTCGCGCGTCTGCAGGAATTGCGCTTCCTCGGCCGTTGAGGCGATCTTTTCGTATTTGATCGCTTCCTCGAGGACCGCGAGCCGATGAGCATTCTCGCCGCCTTGCGCCTCGTTCCAGGATTGCTTGAGAGTCGCGCGCGCTTTGTCCGAGAGTTTGCCCGGGTGTATCAGGAGCCCGCCAGGCCGCGCGCCGTTGGCGAAGAGCTTGCCTCCGAATTTTTCCGCGGCGAGCGCCAGGCCGAAGACTTGCCGCAAGAGCCAAGCCGTCGAGAGGCCGAGCCGCGCATCGATCGAGAGGCCCGGGACGTGGAGCATGTTCTCGGCGAAGATGGTGCGCTGCGGTCCTTCGGTGTTGGACTCGATCCCGGGGATCGTGACGTCGTCCAGGCCTTCGGAAGTTTTGAAGACCAGGAGCCCGCTATTGGTGCGGTACGGTTTGCAGCGCGCCGGGTTGCGCGGCCATAGGGCGATCGCCTGGCCGGCGCCGTTGCGCTCGATCTCGGCATAAGCATTGCCCCACACACACCCATGGACCATGAGCGTTTTTCGGAACTGGAAGGCCGTCATCTCGATGTTGGGCTCGTTCTCGAGCAGATCGAAAAGATCGTGATCGAAGGCGAGGCGTTTACCGACGCGCTTGTTATTCGAGAGGTACCGCTCGTAGACGTTGAAGTCGAGCGCCGCGAGAGTGTTCGCCAGGATTTGCACGCAAGCGAAGCCGGTCGAGGCCTGCAGCACGGTCATTTCCGAGACGCGGATCCCGGAGTCGGTCGCGCCGCCCTGCCAGATATCGAGCAGCCATTCCGCCGGGAAGGACAGAGGCGTTTGTGGATTTTCCAGCGAGCTGCGCATCTCAGCGATTTCCTGATCGAGCACGGCTTTGCGCTGGACAAATTGGCGATCGAGCTCTTCGGAGCGCGCGAGGCGGACGATCTGGCCGAGCGCGGCCGAGGGATTTTTGTCGAGGATAAAAGTCTGATCGCTCACAGTGAGAGAATCCCCCTCGAGTCGTAGACAGAGGAGCCGCTCGCCTCGCCCGGCGCGTACTGCGCGCGACCCAGCGCCATAATTAGCGCGACGGCGCCGTCGATTTTTTCCGTCTTCCGGCTTTTATTCGGTTTGATATTCCCGGCCTCGTCCTCTTTGATCACCAGGTTCGAGATATTCCAGGTCAGGACGGGATTCGCGAGATGCGCGAGTTTTTTCCCGAGGACCAGCGTCTCGAGGTTCTTGGTCGGCTCGGACATCGACGCGAATCCCTGGCGGAATTCGACCATCGTTACCCCGGCCTCGGTGAGCTGATTGGCGAGCTGCGTCGCGTTCCAGGGATCGAAGGCGACCTCGTCGAGCTGATAGAGATCCTTGTCCTCGAGGATCTTCGCCTTTACCACGTCGTAATCGATTACGTTGCCGTCGGTCGCGTGGATGAATCCCTCGCGGATCCACACGTCATAGGCGACGCGATCTTTGGCGACGCGCTCGGCGACGTTGTCGGCCGGGACGTAAAACTCCGGGATAAGAATCCAGAGGGGATCCTCTTCGGTCGGGAAAAACAATTTGAAGTAGCAGGTTAGGTCGACCTTCGAGGAGAGATCGAGGCCCGCGACGCAGCGCTTCCCCGCCAGGCGCGCGATGGTGAAGTCGCGCAGGACCTTCGCGTCGTCGAATCCGTTGCCTTTGCCGAGCGCGAAACCCGCGCAAGCGTTCCACTTGTCGAGCGACATCCAGCGCGTATCCTGCTCGGTCCACTTGTCCAGATGCAGCCGGAGAAAAGCGTTTTGGTAGGTCGGGACGTTTTTCGCTTTGACCGCTTTGCCGCGCAGATCGTCGAGCTTGCAAGAGACGCCGAGGTTAGGATTCGCCTTCGGCCAGGTTGCCTCGTTTTTCCAATCGTCTTTCGCGTCCAGGCCGAAGATGATGCAGAAGAGGCGATCGTCTTCCTGGACTCCCTCGAGGACGTTCTCGCAATAGGCGTGCTGCTTCCAGCATGGCGATTGGCGATCGCTTCCCGCGGTCGTGATGGTGAAGGAAAGCGGCTGCCGGCGCGCGCCGGTCGCGGTGTCCAGGACCTCGGCGACTTTCGCGGTCTTGTGCGCGTGGTACTCGTCGACGATCGCGCCGTGTATGTTCAGCCCGTCGAGCGTGTCCTCGTCCGCGCCGAGCGGCTCGAATTTGGACGCGGTCCCCGGGATGCACATATTGTCGCGGAATTGCTGGATCCGCTTGGCCAAGGCCGGCGAGGCCTTGCGCATGCGCTCGGCTTCCTTAAAGACGATTCTCGCCTGGTCTTTTTTTGTGGCCGCGCAGTAGACTTCCGCACCAGGTTCGCCGTCGCCGGCGAACAGGTACAAACCGATCCCGGCCGCGAGCGTGGATTTTCCGTTCTTGCGCGCTACCTCGACGTAGGCCTCGCGAAAACGACGGAAACCATCGGCGCGCCGCCATCCGAATAAGCAGTAGAGGATAAATTGCTGCCACGGCTCGAGCTTGAACGGCTGCCCGGACCACTCGCCTTTCGAATGCTTTAAGAATTGAAAAAAGTCGATTGCGTCCTGTGCCGCTTCCGGATCGAACCATAGGCCCCGTTTTCCCCCGGCCGCCAGGTCCCGCACATGCCGCTTGCAGGCGAGCAGGGTTAGGCGACACGCGGGGAGCTTCCCCGCGATGACGTCGCGCGCGTACTTTTCGGCCGGATGTTTTAGATCGATCATCTAGCGGACAGCGACCGCCTTTTCCCAAGCGATGCACTTCGCGTAACTGAAAATTCGATGGCCGCTCGCCTTGGACACCCAAAACAAAATCGTCGTGACAAACGCCCAAGGCTTCGAGGTAACGGGTTGAGCCCAGTCCTTGAACACGGTGTTTCCTCCCTTAAATCAATTCGGTTTGACTCCGGATTTTTCAAGCGCCGCCGCGCTGCGCGCGGCCTTGCCGGCCAGGTACTTCTCGTACGGATCCTCTTCGGCCGGTTTCTCGACGCGGATCTTGGTGCGGCTCGCCGGCGTCATGCCGAACTCGACGAGATAGGACTTCATAATTTTCAGTGCGTCGAAGGCGATCGAGAGCGCGGGATTCTTTTTGTACTTAACGCCGACGAGCTCTCGCATCTCGCCGTGTCCCTGCATGATCGGCTCTTCGACCATGAGGCCGAGCTTGTCGATCTCTTTCTCGGCTCGCATCCACAGCGCGAAAGCGTGGCAGTAGGCCGCGAGAGCTTTTCCGTCCGCGCGGCCGAGCACGCGCATCGCGGAGAGAATCGGGACGATATCGTTCCACTCCGCGATCGCCTCGGCGGAAAGGTCCGGAGGCATGTCCGGGACGGCCGCATCGGTTACCGGCTCGGCGTCGTTTTGCTCGCGATGTCCGGGATTCCCGCGGAGGTTTTTAACCGCGGTCGGTAGTGGCCGGCGTCCCTTCCCCATCTAGGTCTGCTCCTGTTTTTGCAAATCCTGATTGACGAGCTCGAGCAGCGTGTCGGTCGGCTTGCAGCCGAAGTCCTCGGAAAAGTTTTTCGCCCAGATCGGATCGCCCGACCATTTCTGGCCGAACTGCACGATGGTCATGGTGAGCAAATACACTTCGGAAGCGCCACAGGCCGCGCGCCGCACCTTGCGATAGAGCGCGCTCCATCCGTCGGACACATTCGGATAGATGGTGATCGCCGCGCCGTGCGGTCCGATGCTACGAATGACTCCATAACCGAGATCTCCGTCGTCGGTAATGTCGCCGGGATTATTTGCGCGCGTCGGGATGGCTCCGGGTTGGCCGAAACCTTCTGCTACGCCGATGGATTTTGCGAAGCGCTCGATAAAGTCGTTAGTTACCATTGCCGCACGTACCCTCCACTTTCGAAATCCCGATAAAACGGAAAATTCCAATTACGCGGGTGTGTCTAGGGCCCTAGCGCGACGGTCTGCGGTGCCATCGCATTCGCAGAAGACACCCCCCTATCCCCTCTTCCACTCCTAGCAGTCGCTAGCAGTTGACTCCGATGCACTCTGATCGCCGGCACATCGACGAGTCGTGTCTTGCGATCGTGGCATCGCTGGCAACAGCCCTGCAGATTGTCGATCGAGTTTTCGCCGCCGGCGTTCTTGGCGACGATGTGATCGGCGACGGTCGACGGCGCGAATCCGTTGCAGATGGTGCGGTACGCAATCTTGCAGAGCGGATCGCGCGCCAGACACATCTTGCGCAGTCGCATCCACTCGCCGCGGCTCGAGTAGCCGCGTGCGTGCGAGCTGCCGCGCTTGTCGTCATACTCTATTGCTTTTTTATTTATTTGATCGACGTGGAGCGTGCAGTAGCGGCCCGCGCACAGTTGCCCGCATTGTGCGTGCTGACATACCCGGCTTGCGCGCGTTGGCATTAACCTGCCTGTGCTCCGTGTTGCGGATTCGATGGCGGTGGAGTTGCGCTGGCTGTTGCTGGTGTGCCTTCGCCGTCGGGTGTGTTCTGCTTTGCGAAGTAATCGTCTTTAACCGACTTGCCTAGAACGAAGGACATCAGCGCCGCCATGTAACCGATATAGGTTGGCGTCAGTTTTCCGAACCAGTGCATTACGTGGCCGGAAATGAAAAACGCCATAACCATGACCGTGTGCCGGCCGCGACATGCGTCGATCACAACTCCGATCGGGTTGCGCACAGCGACGGCCTAAATCTTCGATTCGATACTTGTCGCGATCGAGCGCGCTTCGGTCGCGATGAAAGTCGCGTCGCTTCCGGCCGCGCTTTTTAGCCGCGCCGCGAATGATTGCAAATCGGTTCTCGCGATCGCGCCGATCCGCTGGACGTCGCTCGAGATGGTGGATCCGACTTGCGCGATCGTTTCTCCGGATGCGAGCAGACGGCCGACAAAGATCGCCACGGCTCCGAGGAAAACAGGAAGCGCGATTCCTACGTGTTTGATGGATTGAACTGCACCTGCCAGGACGGACAGAAAACCAATGACCTCGACGGCGAGGCCGATTTTTTTGCTGGACATGACTTTTTGCTCTCCCCGAGCTCACTACTAGGCGTGTAGTAGTTACCGTACAGGGTTAGGCGGAGAGCGTATATAGACGTGCGACTTAGGCGTTAACAGGTGGAGTGAAAAGAGGAGCTCCGCCGCACATGGAGTCTCGGCGGAGCTTTTATCGTCGATCGTTTTAAGGAATTCTATTTGCCTGCCGCGTTAACGTAGCGAGCTTGCAGCGGACGCATGTCAACGATGATCTCGCGGCCTTTGATCGGGCATGCTGAATTCATGCATTTGCAGCGAACCTCGCCGGTAAGCGATCCGTTCGCGTTTTTCAGAACCTCGCGCGAGGAAAACGCGGCTCCGCATCCGCAAACCAGATCCGGCCGGAGAAAAACGCGAATCGCGACTGCGCTCGATGCCGCCGGCGCCGAGGTCGCCGATCGAGGCGAGGATCTTCTTTGCGCGGAGCTCGTCATTCATGGCGTGACTGGCGGATACGCGGGTTTTCTTATGGGCCAGGGCGCGCGTGCACAGGTCGCGGAAAGTCATGCGCGACCGCCTGGCGGCCGGCGGGACAAACTTTCCCTCGCGGATCTCGCGCTTGCGCTGGTAGTAGGCGTCCAGGGCGACCGCCCGGCGGCCGACCTTCTCGCGATGCCATTTACCGACGGCGTCGAAATACGAGATCCACCAAATCCCCGACGCCGGCGGCCGTTCGAAAATACCTCTCACGGCACCTTGTTTCATTAGGACGGCCTGCGGCGCTTGGCGCCTGGCTTTGCTGGAAGGCTGGCTGCAGCTTCCCGCAGAGCTTGCAGGGAGCCGAGTTGCTCGTACCAATCGAAACCGATGCGGAAGACTTTCCGCACGAAGTCCGCGGCGGTCGTTGCCGCTGCAGGTTGCGCCGCGGTTGTTGCCGGCGCGCTCGCTTTCGTTGTCTCGTCTGTCATTGGATCGCCTCTCGGGAGAATCATGTACCGGAGAAGCTCGGACGCGTTGGAAACTCGCAAAGCAACAGCGTCCTCACTTCCCCGGCATAGCGACGAAATTACGCGGCCCGCGACCTGTGCCTTCCCGTCGTCGCCGGCATCGGATCCGGCTCGAGCGCGAGTGAAACCGGCTCGGCGATCTTCTCGACTAGAAAGCGGTTGTTTTTTCTCGATTCAAACTGATCGTCGAAGACGATCGACTTGATCGAATACCCCTTGGCGCAAGTGTACAGATTTGATTCCCCGGTCGGCCCGGTGACCCGGAACAATCCCCACTGACCGCGGAGAACCGCTGCGACGTCCAGCGTCTCGATTTTGTCTCCAATTTCCATTTCTAAACCTCCCCTAGAGATTGAGATTCGCGCCGCGTTGCGGCGAGGATCCCTTTAGCCGTTCTACCACTTTTCGCCGACTTACTCCACGAATCACTGGTGGAGTCACCTTAGGTTTTTTGCCTCGCCCTTTCAAACGTGCGAGACAGAACCTCGAGCTGGTCGGGCGACTGTTCTTTTTCTAGTGCTTCTTTAATCCGAGTCAGTAGCTTTGTTTTTACCTCTTCGGTCAACACGTGATCTGATTTACCTGGTGCCATTCGTTTTTCTCCTTTTTCAGATTTTCCGCATCTCGGCTTCCGGATCCGCGACGATCGTCTCGTCGCCGGATCCGTCGAGCCGGACGACGTGATACTTCAAGAGCCCGTTAAACCGGCTCGCGAAATAGATGCCGGTTTCGCCGGCGTGCTGATTCGGCCCGGTTAGTTTCACGCGATCGCCGAGTTGGATGCGATCCGGGTAGTCCGTTCCGTCGCCGGTCAAAAATCCAACATTCGTAAAAGTCATGGCCGTGTTCTCCTTTGCACAAAAGAAAACCCGCGAAACCTGATAAGCAAAGCGACGGGCTCGGATCCGAGATTGACCGACAAATCCGGCGCGACACGTGCGGGAGGACGTCGGAAGGCTCTCAGGCGCAGCCGAGCCCGCTTTTCATTGTTGCTTTCCTCTTGGGAAGTGTCGGCACAGGTCCCTCTCGATTTTGACTTTCTTCCAATACCCGCGGCCGCGGCCGCGCCGAACCCTTTCGCGAAGGTCGAAGGCGCGATCGAGCACGGCGCCGAGGACGTGACGCACAAAGGCGCCGAAGATCATCCCGAACACAAAAAGGTAGAGCGGACTCATGCCCGTTTAGGAAACATCCTCCAATCGTGCGTAGCCTGTCCGTATATCACGAGCTCGCCGGCCGTCGCGCCGACCGGCCCGCCGTCGGCGGTTAATCTCGCTACGGCGTTTTCAAGTTTTTTGCCGTGGTAGCTGTAGTGTTTCCCCGCATAGTCGAACTCCATTAAGCGGACGGCGAGAAAACCTTTGAACGTTATCGAAATCTCATGCTCGCTCTGTTCTGAATACTTCGGCTTGTATGCTCCAAGATTACTCACGTCTCCCCCTTAGCCGCGTTCTCACGCGGAAAAGATCCTCCGGGCCTGTTCGATAAGCTGCTCCATCGGCATATCGACGCAGCGCGAGCAAATCCCCGTTCCGCTCGCCTCGTCGTAAGCGACCCAGGAGCAGCCGCCAGGACAAGCGCGGAGCTTGGTGCAGCCGCATCCGACGCACATAAAATCCATCTCCTCGAGCGCCGCCTGCACGCGCAGCTCGCCGGCCTCGCGCACGGCGGCCGCGGCGACGATGTCCTCGGCCGTTACCTGTTTTCGCATCATTTGCCCCCTCCGAAAAACGCCGTCGCCGCGGCGAGCTGGCGAAATGCTTTGTACAGAGCCGTGCATCGCTCGCAGCCGCCCTTGATTCCCGCCTCGCCGTCTTTTTGGGGATCGTAGCGAGGATGCTTTTCGCATTTTGCGCGGACGTTCAATTTGAATTTAAGCATCGGTTTTTGCGACCTCGAAGAGATGCGCGACGAAACCCTGCAGGCTGATCGCCGTGCCGATATATACGCCGTAGGTCTGGATTTCGTGACCGGTCCCGTACATGCGCAGCGTCCGGATCTCGTCCGGCCGCCTGGTGTCGACCAGGGCCCACACAAACCAGGCCCTATCTTTCGGCACGAAGTCAAAATGGAGCAGGCCGGCGCCTTTCGGCATGTGGAGGATCGTCTCCCCGGGCTCGATTCGATATTTGAAAACGGTGATCAATTCCGGCTGGCCTTCCACTGTTTGACGACGTCGCGCGCGTACTCCACCATGCGCGGAGGTATAGAGATTTTCTCCGTCTCTAGGACGCGGCCGCCGATCGCTACTCCTCCGAAGGTCGGATCCACCAGCCGCAAAAAACACTCGGGACAAATCGGAAGCATTTCGGGAAACAGCATGTCGAAGTGGTTGCGCAGATCGATCGCGACCAGGTTGGGACATTGCGAGCAGCGCACGCGTCGCGACGGTATCGGCTGCATTCCCCAAAACACGCAAAGCAAAAAGTCCGGCTCTCTCATCGGCTTTCCTCTCTACATCGCCTCAAGCTGCAGAATAATTGCGTCGATCCGCTCGCGCTCCGCGCGGAGCTCCTCGAGCGCGCCAGCGAATCTCGCGCGTCCTCCATTGCGCTTCGTCACGCCGCCTCCTTTGCGGCCCGCTCGCTTGCTTTTCCCGTTTTGCCCCCCCCCGCACGTTTTTTGCCGTTCGTGTGCGTCCTGGCGTAGATCACAGGATTCGAAACTTTGTATTTCGTTACGAGCTCGCTAACCGGGACTCCCGCATCGCGATCGCGCTGGACCGCGGACCAATCGATTTCCTTGCGTGCTGGCATGTGATTTTCCTTTGCAGCGGATTTTGTTTCTGTTTTGGCCGGGACTACGGCGAGCGCCGGCTTCTCGTCGATCGCCGCGCCGCGGTAACACGCTTTGCACATTCCCTCGCCGTTGACCGTGTACTCGGCGGGGACCAGGCGGCCGCGCGTCTTGTGCGGGACGCATAGCTTCAGCAACAAATCGCTGCTCATCGGCGAGGCCTCTGGCGCCGCTCTTTCTGATCTCCGACCGTCGCCAGGTGCTCGAGAGTTTGCTTCGCGAATTCGTGCTCGAAACCCGGATTGATCTTGACGACCAGGCGCGCGAACCTTTCGCGCTTGGCTTTTTTCTGAATCGCCTGGATCCGCTTCGCGGCGAACTTCTCGGCGACTCGTATGTCGTGATTGCCGGCCGCAACGGAAGAGGCGACCAGCACGGTAAAGAGCTCGCCCTGCCAGTCGACGACGGCCTTCGAGCCCTTCTCGATCCCGAGCAGATACGGACCGCCGTCCGGACAGAGCAGCCCGTCGGCCAATTCCCCGAGGATGCGCTCGCGCGCGACGGCCATCCAATCCTCGAGCCGGCGATCGAGAGCTCTAGTGACACCGAAATCGTTAACGAGTTTCTGATTGATGTATTTTTTCAGTCTTCCCATTTTTTCACCTTCGCTCTAACCGTCTTGCTGGCCTTCACGACTCCTCGACATGCCGAGTAGTGCGGAGCGAGTTTTCCGCCCTTGGTGCGTATAAACGGGACCTTGTGCTGCAGGCGGTCCTCCCACCATTCGATCCGCCGCTGACACTTTCCGCAGAAGCCGTCCGGCCTAGCTACTTTTACAAAGCCCATGCGCTCGAGGACGGCCTCGTCGTAGATCCTCAATCCGGATAGTCCTTCGCGGCGAGCAGCGGTAGCTGATCGCTCGCGCGTGCTCCGAGCTTGTAAATCGGCTCCGGCCCGCGCTGCAGTTTGTGCAGAGCGTATCCGGCCCGCTTGAGTTTTCCGAGCTGAGCGATAACCTCGGCCTTCGCGACGCGCGCGCCGTGCCGTTTCTCGAGCGCCGTTTTGATTTCCTCGATCGTGTGATAGTTCACGGCGCCGAGCAGTAGCGCTTCCAGCCGTTCGCGAAGTCTCTCCTCGTGCTCGGATTCGAATGTCATCGTCGCCTACTCGTTAGTGACCGCAGCTACTCGTTAGTGACCGCAGCTACTCGTTAGTGACCGCAGCTACTCGTTAGTGACCGCAGCCGCGTCGTCAGACGGAACTGCGACCGGCGACCGCCCCGTACAGCGGACCGCGACACGAAACGTAAATTCCAGATCTTCCGGCCAGCGCTGGACCTCGACTCCGCCAATGACCAGCACATCTCCGCCGCGCGATCGCACCCAATCGGTCGCCGCGTTCAGCAAGTTAACGGCGGGATCGCCGGGAAAGTAGCGCTGCGTGCGCCGATCCGGCGGTAAACTTTTATTTACAGTTTTGCTTTTCGGCATGTTGCCTCCGCAATGTCATCGGAAGAGGACTCCCTGCTCCGGCTTGGGACCTTCGACGCGATCGCGGTGCGCTTTGTCCGCGCGCTTAAACGCCTCGCGCGCGGGACAGATTGCGAAATGCGCGGTGACCGTGTCGTCCAAGAGCGTCGAGATGGGAATCTTCGGGTAGGATCCGTCGGCGCGGCGATTCGGCGTTTGAAACCACTCGATACGCTCGTTGCATCCGCGACACTCTCCGACGCCAACCCAGACGTATCCGGCTAGGTGTAGTTCGGCGCGGGTTTTCGGAAAACCTTTCGGCATTCTCCGAGCCCTCCCCTAGAAGGCGACCGGATTGCGCTTTTCTTGTCAGGAGGCTTTGCTTTGCCTCTTCCGGATCTGCTCCACCTGGTCGAGCAGGAGCCGGCGCCGTGCGTCGAGCTCCTGGTCGGTCATGGCCGGCCGCTTGTCGATCGCTTTGGCCTTGGCGATCGCCGCGAGACGCGCGAGAAAAACCGCGTTATCCTCAGGACCGACGGCGTCTCTCGCCGCGGGTTGCGCGTTCTTATTAGGTTTGTCTATTTCTTTCTTAAAGCTACTCAACGGCCTTAAACCTGGTACTGGTCCGGCCTCACCGGGCCGGTCCAGTACCAGGCCGCTTTCGACGTTTTCCACAGGCTTTTCCACAGGTTTTCCACAGGCTTTGCTGGCGGTCCTGGTACCTGGCATTTTCGCCGGCTCCGGCCGCGGAAATAGACGCCCCTGCGATGAGTAGCCCGGCCATTTTTTTTGCGCGACGACCGAGACGATCATTCCGCCCCCGTCCCGCACTTTTCGGGTGCGGATGTAGGCGCCGGATTTTAGGACTTGCATCCATCGCCGGAGTGTTCGCTCCGCTGTTGGCGGCGCCTTGAGCCTCTCGGCGATCCACTGGTAGGTGATCGGCCGGCCGCCGTGCACCAGGCCGTCTGGTCGCCGCTGGTGATGAACGAGGAACGTGAAGAGCCACAATGCGGACCCTCCCATCCGTACGGACCCTCCGCCCATCCGTAGAATGTGCTTCCACTCGATCAGTCCAGGCGCGATCGGTATGTAAGAGATCGGAGGTGGGCCAGCGCTGCTCATGGCTCACGCGATTTTCTCTTGCTCGTTTTTCTTGAGGGATTTCCGCAGAGGCCAGATGCGCGGCAGATCCATCCGGGAAACGCGCTCCATCTCGCTGCGATGGATGAGGACGCGGCGACCGTGCCGGCGCGCGCGCAGCATGCCGCGGCCGATCATCACGTCGATCGTCGAAACCGAGAGAGAGAGAGCCTCGGCCGCTTCCTCTCGCGAATACAGGATGCGGTCGCTCATGCGGCCGCGCTCGAGCGTTTCTCGAAGCGGTCTACGATGAGGTTCCGGACAACGGACGCCACGGAGCGTCTCTCTTTGTCGGCAATTGCGGTGAGCATCTGTAAAACGTGGTCGCTTACGCGGAAACTGATTTGATTGTAGTTCTTAGATGGATCGTGCTTCTTGGGTTTGTTGCGGTTCATAGAAGGTTCTCCCAAAAACTTCTAGAGCCATATCTATCACTTGGAGCCAAGTACGTCAATAGGATGATTTGCTCCACTGGCTCCGCAACCCCTTTCCGGTTGGACAAGGCTCCGCATCTCTGGTAACTTCTCTTTGCGTTTTTGGATTCGTTCACTGCAAATGAATCCACTTCAGGCGTACACTAGACCCGGAATTGCAATGATTAATCCCAGTAAGCAGATATCGTTCAGAGCCGGACCGGAACTCGCCGGGCGCGTAGAGCGAGCGGCCGACTATGAAGACTTGTCGGTCGCGGATTTCGTGCGGAAGGTGTTTCGCATCGGCTTCGAACGATACGAAGAACTTGGCTCGCTGCACGCGCTCAGGACGGCGACGGCTCCGGCGGCCCACAAATCCAAGCGGGGAGATCCCCCGGCGTCAAATGAAACAAAACGCCGTTAGAGGCATTTTCGAGCGGCCGCGTGATTCCGGCATTTGGTGGATCTCTTACTTCGACGCCGCGGGTAAGCGGCATCGCGAGAAGGTCGGCCGACGGTCGGTCGCGCTCGACGCCTACTACCAGCGCAAGCGCGAGATCCGCGAGGGAAAGTTCGTCCCCCCTGGCCGGCGATCACGAATGCTCTTCCGGTCGCTCATGGAGCGAGCTCTCGCGCATAAGCAACCGCGCGTCTCGAAGACCGCGTACTTTAACGACGAGCTCCGCGCGAACAGGATCCTGGAATCGATCGGCGACCTCGAGCTCGCCGAAGTGACCTCCGATCGCATCGATACGCTCATGCGCGAGTATGCCAAGAAGGTTAGCGGCTCGACCGTGAATCGCTACCGCTCGACGATCTCAAGCGCGTTCTCTTACGCCGTGCGCGCGGGCCTGGCCGGCGCGAATCCCGTCGCCGGCGTCCCAAAATTTAAGGAAGGCGAACACAGAATCCGCTTTCTCGATAAGACCGAAGAGGCTGCGCTGCGCAAGGCGATCCGCAAGGAATGTCCGGACAGGATCCCGGAGCTCGATCTCGCCCTTAATACCGGCATGCGCCGCGGCGAACAATTCGGCTTGCGCTGGCTCGACGTCGATCTCGATCATGGTATCTTGACGGTCCGCGGAAAAACGGGGAGGCGATTTATCCCAATCAATTCGGCCGCGCGCGCGGCGATTGACAAGCTCCGCAAGATGGCCGCCGGCTCGGAATGGGTTTGCAGGGAGACGAAGAGCTCGGCACAGCGCGATTGGCGCAGATGGTTCGAGACGGCGGTCCGTACCGCGAAGATCCTAAACTTTCGCTGGCACGACCTCCGGCATACCTTCGCCTCGCGCCTGGTCATGGCCGGCGTCGACATCCGGACCGTCTCGGAGCTCCTCGGTCACAAGAGCATTTCGATGACGATGCGCTACGCGCATCTTTCCCCCGATCACAAGAAGGACGCGATTGAGCGGATCGTCGTCAAAAAGCGGAAAGCGGCCTAGGGATATGCGGAGCTGGCGGAATTGGCAGACGCGACGGCCTTAGGAGCCGTTGGCCGAAAGGCCGTGGAGGTTCGAATCCTCTGCTCCGCACCAATCTTGATTGGCACCAGAAATGGCACCACTGATCACAGCCATCCGTCAACTTGAACATTCTAGAGTAGATACTCAATTAAGCAACAAGCCTTAGGAGCTGGTGGCCGAAAGGCCGTAGGGGTTCGAGTCCCTTCTTCCGCACTCTTCGTGCGAATTCACCTTCTACTGAACGCGAATCGCTACA